GACCGAAAACTGGAGAACAAAAAAGACTAGGTGTTAAAATTATTAATTTTAACCCAGAAAAGGATTGAAGAATTATGGCAGATTATACTGAACTCAAAGAAAGCATTAAAGAACACGAAGGGTATAGAGATCATATTTACAGGGATAGCTTGGGTCTTCCTACTATCTTTTGGGGTCATTTGGTTTTGGATACCGATGACTATGTTGAAGGTGTTAATTATTCCATTGAAGATGCTGAGAAGTGTTTTGATAAAGATTTTAATATTGCTCTACAAAGTGCTGAGAAATTAATTGGCGATATAGAAGTTAATCATATTCAAAAATGCGTAATCATTGAATGCGTTTATCAACTTGGTGGACCAAGGTTCTCTAAGTTTAAAAAGTTTTGGCAAGCAATGAGAGATGGCGATATGGAAAAAGCTGCCGATGAAATGATAGATAGCAGATGGCATAAGCAAACACCTGGTAGGTGTGAGAAAGCTGCTGCTAAAATAAGGAGTAGTAATAAATGATACAGTTTTTAAGCATATTAAAAAACCCATTAACAAAAATGGTATTTAATAAAGCAACTGAACACTTTAAACATAAAGCAGAAAAAACAAAAATTATAAGAGCTGCTGAAATAGAAGCGGCTAAAGATGTAGATATAACTAGAATTAAAAGCCAAGATCAATCATACAAGGATGAGATTTTAATGCTCTGGCTAATTGGAATGCTAACTACTGGCTGGTTTCCACAAACAAGAGAGAATTTTAGAGAGTGGGTTGCTCTCATAAATGATTTGCCAGACAGCGTATGGTATCTCGTAATTATCGTTTTCACGGCAAGTTTTGGAAGTAGGGTTACGAAATCTGTACTTGATAGGAAGAAAAAATGACAATAACTAAATCAGACTTTGATCCGCATTGCTTTGGTGGACAATACCAAGATGCACCAGAAACATTACACTTTCAGTTTGAAGGTGTGAGATGCGATAACTATGTGCATCGTTACGTTTTGGTAGATAAGTTTAGACCAAACAAAATAGATTCAAGAAGTAAAAAGACAGAAGAAGAAAAAGATAAATCTCATAAAGATATAGCTGCCGGTTATTTACCTTTGGTTTTAAAAGAAGAAACTAAACCAGGGTTAATAGATAAGATTAAAAATATTTTTTCCAATGGCTAAAGCTCCTAAGTGGGGAGTGAATACCTACGTTAAAAGAACCAAGCCAAGTGTAGGTAGGCATAAGAAGAATATGAATAAACAGGAAAAAAAATCTTATAAAAAATATAGGGGTCAAGGAAGATGAAGATTAACGACAACACAAATATATCTTTACCAGTTAGAAATTTAATAGCTTTACTTGCGGCTGTTGCTTTTGGAATTTTCGCATATACAGAAATTACAAGTAGACTTACAAGTTTAGAGAACTCTAGGCATATTATGGAAGCTGATTTAATTACTAAATCAGATCAAAAAATTACAGACCAAGAACAGTTTTTGTTGCTTGAAATATTAAGTACAGCTCAGGAAAATACAGATGAAGAAATGCAGAGTATGAGAAATAATAATGTCAACCTTAACAGAGCTATGAAAGATATTGAAGAGATGAAAACAACAATAGAAATTTTAAAAGATAAAGTAAGAAAGAATGGAAGTCATTAATGGAGCAAGTAGTAATAGCTTTATTAATGATGATAAATTCAGAAATTAAAGAAGCAAGAATACAAACCTCATTAAGCGATTGTCTTAAAGGCAAGCGTTACGCTATGAGGGAGTTGGATAGTAAATCAAAAGTTTCTTATCAATGCGTTAAATCTTTAGCTGAACTTGAAACTAATATTGACGGCTCAATATCAATTAAAAAATTAATAATGGAATAACAAAATGATTGACAAAATTTTAATAAAATTTTTTGGGGGTATAGATACATTTACAGAATGGCTCTTTGCCTGGCAAAAACCAAGATGTAAGTGTAAGAAAAAAAATGAAAAGGATTAAAGCAATAACTTATGGAATATTAATTTTAGTATGGATTTTTTTAATAACTGCAACAACGGGTGCTTATGCTGGTTCTACACAATCAAACGTATCTGGTTCTAATACGGCTATTGAAGGAAACTATACTGGAGGTTCTACTACCTATGAAAGTGGATCTTCATCCTCAACTACATCTACAACAAGTTCAACTTCAAACATAAGATCTGCACCACCTACAAGTTCAGCTCCAGGTATGAACACTTCTAATAATTGCGCTATGGCTTTATCAGGTGGCGTACAAACTTTTTCTATTGGAGTATCTGGTGGTAAGCACGTCATTGATAAGACTTGCGAACTAATTGTTTTATCAAGAACGCTTAATTCTTTTGGTATGAAAGTAGCTGCTATTAGTTTGCTCTGCCAAGATGAAAGAATATTTAAAGCAATGGCGGTTAGTGGAACTCCTTGTCCAGCGTTAGATGACAATATGGTTTCTAAAATTGGAAAAGATGCAAAGAAATTATTAGCTGAAAAATATAATTATGAAATGCCTACTTATGAAAAATGGGTAGAGATGGAAAAGAAAAGAATTAAAGCAGAAAAAAAGAAAATAATTTTACCTAAAAAGAAACCAATTAAAATGGAGAACCCCCCTAAATGATTTGGTTATTAATTTTTATAGGAGTAATGGCTTATGCGGTTTATCGCATCAATACTTTTGCTGATAATATTAACCCTTACAACTTCAGCAGAAGAGATAACGACAGATAACTTATTAACTAACGGCAATTTTGAAACGGGTAATGCTAATGGTTGGACTACAAGTGGGGATACCCAGGTTGTAAGTGATTGCTGTGAATTAAATAATGTAACCAGTAATTATGATTTAGAGTTTGGCGATAGCGGATCTATTACGCAAGATGTAAATTTAACTACTAATACTATTACCCAAGATATGTTGGATAATGGTATTACCCTTACCCAAGTAACTGAAGTTCAAAACGGAGAATGTAATGTATCTGGATGTTGGGGAGGATCTGGAAATGCAGATTCCTTTACTATTAATCTTAATATAAAGAATAGTTCTGGAACAGTTATTGCAACCATGACAACTGTGAGAACGGATGTAACCGGTATTAATGGAGCTAACTTTACAGACACTTTAATATATACCGGTAATGGTTCTAACATTGGTAACACTACCATTTCAGCGGTAGATGCTAATGCTCCAGCTACTCTTGGTGGACCCAACGTAGATAACATCTCTTTAAGAATGACATATAATAATGTTGTTTTAGAAGTTGAGACACAAGAAGCATTACAAGAATTTGAAGAAACAGTTTTATTTGAAGAAGAAGAAAGTTTTTTTACTGAAGAGTTTGTTGAATTATTTACTGAAGAAATACAAACTATAGCAGCATCTCCATTACCCACAGAAGAAAAAGCGGTAGAGATAACGGCTGCTATCATAGAGTTTGAAGAAAAGACAGAAACAAAAGTAACCAAAGCTGAAATCCAAACTACTGCTTTATTACCTCCACCAACAATGATGGCAGAGGAAGAAGAAGAAAAACCAGCAGAGATAGCAATGGCTATTATGGAAGAAACTCAAGAAGAGGAAACTCCACCAGAACCTAAAGAAGAAATTATTGAAGAAACAAACAATGTTCAAGAAGAAGAAAAAACAGAGAGCAAATCAGAAGTTAAAACAGAAGAAAAACAGAAGCCGAAAGAGCAAGAAAAGCCGAAGAAAGTAAAGACTAAAGAAACTAAATCAAAGAATACTAAAATTGCAAAATTAGAAGCAACTATGGATAAGGTGGATGAAGTAGTTAAAGATACTGCAAAGAACCTTGAAGTAAAAAATATTATAAAACTAGATGCTATGCAAAGCGATATGGTTTTAGCTGAGTATATGAACCAAGAGTTTTATAAGAGTAAAGATATATATTTAAACCAGGTTATTATGTCTGATAATAGAGACATTTATAACAATGTTAATTTGGTTCAATATACAAGCAATGATCCAATAAACATTAAAGAAAATATCTTACACAACATCAACATACAAAAACAAAAACTATTAATGGAGATAGAGGTATTAAGAAATGGTTAATGATATTAAAAAGAATCTTACTAATATAGTTGTTATTATTGGTTTGATTGGTTCTATTGGAGCTGGTTTTGTCAAGTACGGAGAAGTTATGACAAAGATAGATGTATTAGAAAATGCGTCTAAAACAGTTGATATAGATTATTCAGCGCAGATAGCTGTTATTGAAGAAAAGATTGCAGCATTAGAAAGTAAAAAAGAAGTAGATGTATCTGGTATAGATACTAGATCTAAGATTAATGAGAAATCTATTAAGTTACTTGAATTAAAAATTGAAGAAATAAAAGCTGCTGCAAATCCTTTAGGTGGTTAAATGCCTAAGAAAACCTGGAATAAAACCAAGACTATTGTAACGGATGTAGGAAAATGTCGATACTGCAATGACGATCTTATTTCTACTGATAGTTTTGTAGCATTTTTATCTACAGATATTTACGGAAACAGAGAGAAAGCTCATTATCAATGTATGAAAGATGATGATGAACAAAGAGCTTTAGATAAAACTTACGAATAATTACAAGAGTTTTATTAGAGTGTATGATGGGTCAACTAGACACCACCCAATAAAATAAGGGTTATTTTATACGCATAATTGTCAACTAAAATTATACAATTTAAGAAAGAAAGTGTTATATAACAATAACAATTTAACGAAATGGCGTTAGGTTCAAATCCTGCCGCCCCGACCATTTAAGCGTTGGTAGTCAATGCTTATTTTTTTTCTTAGAGTGAAACTGAGAGTGAATTATTAAAGAGGGGAATTAATTTTCCCCTCCTTTTTTTTTGCGTGTTATAAACCTTTGCCAAAAGTATTTTCGTATGACAATTCTCTTTCGAGTTTAGGGAGCATTGGTCTATATCTTGCTTGTAGTTTTCTTTCCTCCTCAATGTTTTTATCTACTTTAGCAAAATGCTTTAATATCATTTCGTGGTATTTTTTATGAACCTTATCCAACACTTCTTCTGGATTGCTATTAAAGATTATGTTGATGTCATAACCTTCCTTTTTTAAAAGTAAAAATAGCTTATCCGATGCAATACCATTGTGCGTTTTTTCAACTTTTTGTATTTGTTGAAACGTGCAACCAATGGCTTTTGCGTGTTGTGTTTGGTTCTTCCGTCTTGGCAATTTAGATTGTGTACCATTACCATTATCTACAACTTTATCTAAGAACCTAAATGCAAAGAGAAACTTTGCAATCTTTCCTTTATAATGTAGCGCATCCATATTTATCCTCTTATTAGATTGTTAATGGCAGCTTTTCTTTTTGGTCTATTCATATCCAAATCCCTCTGATACCATCTTCCAAAAGTATTTAAGTTTAACCAGCCATACCTATCCATAAATTGTTTATCGGTTAGGAATTGCTGATCTCTTACTAGAGAGGAGTTGAATTTTCTAAATACAGAGAAACCACCTTGCCATTTAATGCCAAGTCTTTTGGTTACCCTAGTTAATCTTTTATAAACCCTGTCTTTGGTTAAATTATTAAATACTCTTCTGTGATGTTTTGTTTTAGTTATGAATCTTGATTTTAAATAAATCTTAAATAGGTTTAATAATTCATCTGATATTTCTACTCTTCTTCTTGATGTTCTTGTCTTTAAAAAGTTAGCTCTAAAGTTAGACCAACGATCCAATGAGTGTCTAAAGAATACAGTACCCTCATTATAATCAATGTCATCTTCACAAATGGCTACAGCTTCATTGGTTCTACAACCCGTTTCAGCACCCAATCTATATAAACATTTATCCCTTAAATTCTTTTCGCTTTCTATGAGTTTAACCACATCGGCATAAGAGGGTAGGATAATGTCTTTAGGTGTATCGCCAAATGTATTTTTATTAAATTCAAAATCTAATATATCTAAGTCAACCTTCCATTTATGTTTCTTACAAAACTTTAAAAACTTCTTAAATTCGCCAACGCATTCCTTAACTACCTTTTTACCTATAGTTTCAGTAGATCTACCACCCTCGCTATCAAATATGTATTTCTTGGAACGTAGGAGCTTTTTAAGGGTATATCCCTCAAAATCTGATGCGAGGTACTGGTGTAGGTACGTTTTATTAATATACGGCTGGATATGGTGCTTAATATAGCCAACTTGTACTCTATTATACTCTTCCGTATTTAATTCATTGCTTAATACAGATTTAACATAAAGATCAAAAGCATCATCAAATTTAATCTTATCATCTGCACCCACTATGTCATCTGGGTTTAAACTTTTAATATAAACTTTAGCTTGTCTCTTTTGGTTCAGTTCAAACTTAATGGTTTTACCTTTGTGTCTTACAAAAAACTTTTTACCCGTATCGGTAATGGCTTGTATATTATAATGATTATTAATTTTAACTAACCAAAATTTCATATAACAAATCAATACAACTATATTGCTATTCTGTCAATGATAGATTGACAATTTGGCTTTTTATCAAAAGAGCGTAGGAATGCTGTACTACTTGCGTAGTTTAGAAAGATTATAAACTGCTAGATTATAATTCTAGCTGTTTCTTCTCGTCTTTTAACAATAGTATATCTACTAAAGTTAAATGACTTTGTTTAGAAAGAGCAGAAATACCAGGATGGGTACTATCATCATTTAGAAGTCTCGTTATCTTTTGGTTTAGAGACTTTCTCTCTTTCTTTTTTATCTGGATTTTTTGCTCCAGATGTTGGTAGTGTGTTTGCATTGGTGTCTACCCCCTTTATCCTTTGAAAATCGTAACTTAAAGTCTTGTTATCTATTACGATTTTAGCAGCTTCACTTGGCACACTAGCTTGGGAAGCCGTGTCTAAATCTTTAAATGTTTCAGTTGCAGTAAATGAAACTGATCCAGACCAGAATTTTTCAAACTTTTTATGGATGCTCATATAACATCCTATTATGTTCTTTTAATTCTTTGTTTTCTTTGAGAAGTTTTTTGTATTTTTCGTTGAGGAGATTGTAAGAAATTACTGAATTTATTAAGTATCTTGATAAATCTATACTCTCTTCTAATGCTTCTTGCAACCAATACTTTGCATTGGTCGGATCCTTCAACATCTTGTCTCGCATGGTAATTTTAAATTTATCCATACCTTCTTTATCCCTATCTAATATGCGAGCTATCAACTCGTTGGTATTAGCATCTGGAGATAAGTCTATTTGATTATCTGGATACTTCTTGCCTTGCCTGGTATTCTTTTCAGCCATCCTCTTTCCTCTAAGTTATTAATATAAACATTAACGGAATTTTTTGATTTTAAACCTACCGCCAACGCAATTTCTTGATACGATGGCGGTATAGTTTTCTTTGCAATATAGTTTTTAATAAACTTAAAAAGTTTTAGTTGCTTTTCAGTTAAGCCATATTGCTGCATTGTTTCCCCTAAAATTGATTTGCAAATCCATCATCTGCTGGCTTATCTCCGCCAGTTTTCTTGATGGTAATTTTCAAATCCTTATTTTCCTGGATGTAACAAGATGCTTCGCACCAGACAGAATTAATAGTAAAATTCTTTCTATAATTTTTGCCTGATTTAGGATTCACTTTATCACTATCCACCAACACCAAGTCTGGTCTTTTTTTTAAAGCAGTTTTTTCTGCTTCGGTCATACCAGGTTTTTCTTGTTTGTCAGGGTTCCTTTTCATTGAAAAGGTTGCTATCCAATTTGGATCGCTTGGTTTTTTAAAATCAGCCATATATAATATTAACCTCCATTAAATTGCTGTTTTCTATCTAAAAAGGATTTCACTAATGTTTGATACCTTTTTAAATCTTGTTTCTTTAGCTCTGCTAAAAAATTCTTATTTTGACTTGCTATCTGATCTAAGTTTGCTTGATGACTAGCGTTTTTAATTCTTTCTTCAATGATGGTTGCTTGGTTTAAATCAACACCATTATTTTCATTATAATTTTGTTTCTTATTATCTAGTTCTACGTCTGAATAAACCTCTCCGTGAATACCAAGAGCTTTTAATATGGCTCTATCAACTGCTCTTTTTTCAGCTACTGCTACGGGGTAGGGGAAATCATTATTTAAAGGAGATACTTCTCCAAGTGAATAAAATGTTTTAGCATTATATTTAGCTCCAGCTTTAACTACTGCACAACCTTTTTCTAAATTACAATGTATTAAATTAATATCAGTTTCAATGCCGTATAAATTTGCTAACTTTTCTACCTCTAAATGTTTGATTGCATATTTACCTGAACCTATCTGCCACATACCCCCATTAACTTTAAGTTTAGCAAGATAAGGTTTGAGTGTGTTTAAATGTATTACTTTAGACATAAGAACTTTCTGATAGCCAGATGTATGAATGAAGGGAAAGATTACTGCCGTAATAAAAACCCTTGTCTAACATCTCTGTCAAACGCATCTGGCTACCATTATTAGTAAAGAGATGACTTATAACTAAGAGGGAGATAAGAAAAACAATCAATATAAGGAGCAAACCTTTTGATTTGTTTTTTTCCTTCACTAATTTTTTTTTGAGCAGCCACATTTGCGGGTTTATAGTTGATGTATCTTGTTTCATACTAAACCCCATAATTTCATTGCTGCTTGCTTGTGATCCCCTAAACCATTCCAAAAGAAATGGTCGAAATCACACGGAATATCTTGATGCCAAGTAGTTTTGCCAGCGTGGTTTTCCATAACTCTTTCTCTACGCTTGGCAACCATAGTCATTTTATTTAATTGAAGTTCTAAATTTTCTGGTCTTAATAAATCACAGTTATCAGGTGTAAAAACATTATAACCTTTTTCAGAAAGAACTAATAAGTGTGGTTTCTTTTTTTTATTATTACAAAGCCAGTAAAAGGCAACTTGCAAAACGTGATCTGACATTCCTAGATAACCTTCATCTATTTTAGGTAAAGAATAATTAGATGTACCATCTTTTTTGGGTCTATTTTTCTTTCGCCATTTAGTCTTGATTTCAACTAGATTATTTTTATCTTCTATGTCTATTCTACCAATGCAAGGTAAAATACAATTAGGTAAT